CCAACAAACAGTTTTTCAAGCCCTGTCGCATCCGCATATCCTGCATTCAGGATTAATACCTTTTCAGTTTTTACGACATTTTCCCGGTTATCCTGATTGAGATTATATATCGATATATCAGCCGTATTTGTTTCAGGCTTATTGGTCTTTTTTATATCAAACATTATTCTTAAATTGCTAACTTTTATAGCCTTGTCAGCAGGCCCAAAAACGCCAAGCCCTAAGCTTGCAGCTCCTATTTCTACTGATGCTGTCCTATTAAATAATGGCATTATACGAATTCATCCTCTGTGACATACACAAGTTGAAGATCATCATTATAAAAATCAATTTGACTCGGCCTTGTAACATTTCCGCTCGTATCTACAACGGCCATCGCTCCCGGTGGTAAACTCCTTCCGGGAAAATTGGAAATTAACTTTTGCCCAAGAACTATTTTAATCCCTGCAACCAAAATATTATCATCTGAATCAGATATTGTCATTGTCCAGAATTCACCTCTATCATTCCAATTAAATGAAAATTTATATGGAATATTATCCAGAATGATATCCTCTGTGAATGAAGGGTAATCTGCAAAGGGTATATTTACCATATAAAATTCCTCATTTAAATACTCTATCAAATAAACCGGCTGCGGATGATTTTAATTTTGCTTGCGTTTCTACGCTTGATGTTTGCGGTGTCTGTTTTCCATTGTTCTGTTTTGGAATGCCTTTATTTGCCACTCCATTTTTCCCACGTCCGCCTCCTGCTCCTGTCTGTTTCAGGTTTCCGATTATTGTGTTTTGTGAACTGACTTTTTTTATCTCTTTAAATTCAGCTGTAAATCTCAGGCTTTCGCCCAATGCCGCGTTTCGTGGGATTGTCATTCTTACAAATGCCATCTGCTTATATGTATTTAATCCCGTCACTATATCGACAAGCTCATGTTCGTATTTATTTGTTAGTGAATTCCAATACCCTTTCAACAATTTTCGCAGTTCGTCAAAAGCAATATTTGTTCGTGTTTTATCTGCTCCCAATATCCTGCCTACCGGACTTGATTTTATGGCTTGCAATTTTCCAAGATAATCAATAGGTGCATTCGTGACATGACCTGTTATTATTACTCTATCTGGTAATTTAATTATATGGTCACTTATGGAAAGGTCGTCCTCAACAGGAAAATTCGTCACCTGATTTTGATACATATGGGATTCATTTATAGTCGCATCAAGCTCAATATCCTGTATCTTAGGTTGAGTTTTTCTGCCTAATAATATTGATAATACAGCCATTATTCTACCACCGGATTATTTGCATTAATAATTCTCGCTTGTTTGCTGAAACCTTCTTCAACGCCTTTTTTAACTTTGTCCTCGATATCTCGAACCGTTTCCTCAGATGTCACTCCTTCTGCGTTCACTGTTATATTATTCTCTACCTTAAAATCCTGCTTTGTATGAAATATTTTACCTCCCGCAATGCCTCCGGGTATTCCTGCAAATTGCGGAACCATTTGCGGTTGTCTGGCTGCTCCTTCAAAAAACCTTGCCAGCTTAAAAAACAATCCTTCAGTGATTTGTTTTTCTGCTGCCGCTCTACCCTCTGGCGTTTCCAGACTTTTAACAGTATATTCACGCAAGCCTTTGAAAAATAATGGTGCTCCCTTTTTCTTTATTTTTTCTCTTTCCTTTTCGGTTATCTGTTCTCCAGGAATAAAAAGCTCCCCTGCTCCCTGTATTATTTTTTTTACTCCATCAATAGCTTTTTCTAAATTAAGTGAAAATGCACCCTCTATGAATTCAATTAAACCATTAAGTATGAATTTCATGCCTGTGACCATATTGGCCATATCGTTTTTTACATGATCCATAGTAAGGCCAAGAGCATCCTGCCACTCTCTAAAATCTTTTATGTTTAATTCCAATATTGCTTTAAGGTCTTTTCTCATCCCATCAAAGCCGCCAACAAGCCTGCCTATTAATGAATCTCCGCCCTTAGTCCAGACAAGGAAATCCTCAACCAATAAAGCAATTAAGGCTATGATTGCGAGTATTATTGCAGGTATTACCAACAATGAGGCATTGAACGCTCCTGCGGCACCGGCGGCACCAAAAAAAGCCGCCTTTAATGTGACCATTGCTCCCGCAACGAAAGCCATAGTTTTTACCATTACAGACAGTCCGAGAAGGACAGGCCCAATGGCTGCCAATAATACCGCAAGAGTCACTATTATATTAAGCATTTCAGGATTCAATTCAGCCAATTTATCTACGAGCTTGCCTGCTGCCGTGACCATTTTTCCAAGAACTTTCGCAAAGCCTGATTTTGCAATCTTTATAAAAAGGACATCAAGTTTACTTGCTAATTTTCTCATAGCTCCGCCGAGCCCGGACAGTCTGGCTGATGCCATTCTTGCCGCTGCTCCTACATCTGTCCTCATTATTTCTGCCATTTCACGAAGCCTTGGAGTTCCTGTAGCCAAAGCCGCTTGAACCGCTGCGAGTGCTCTTGTTCCAAACAAATGGGTCAAGTCATTAGTGGTGACCTGTGCTTTTTCAAGCCTTTCCAGTATATCAATAAAAGGAAGCATTTCACCAGTAGAATCCTTAACTCGTACCCCCAATCGTTCTAAAGTCCGAGTTACTTCTGGTGTGGGCTTTGCAAGGTTCAGCAATGCCATACGAAGGCTGGTTCCTGCCCTTGTCGCTGTAATCTGTCTCTTTGCAAAAGATCCCAAAATTGCGAGAGTTTCTTCCAAGTTATTATTAAAGCCCGCAGCGACACCGCCTGCAAAGCTTAAAGCCTGAGATAATTCAGGAAGATTTGTCGCCGCTAAATTTGAAGCCACTGTCAATGAATCTGCCACTCTTGTCGCTTCCTCTGCTGTAAGACTGAATGAATTTATCGCTCCCGATGCGACCCTTGCAGTTTCTGCCATATCCATATTAGACGCAGCGGCCAAATCCATCACACCCGGAGTCGCTCCATATATTTTATTGACGTTGAATCCTGCGGCTCCTAAGTTATTCATGGCATCAGCCGTTTCTGCTGCCGTAAAGACAGAATTTTTCGCCAGCTCCAAAGCTCTATTGCTTAATAGTTTAAATTCATCTGCCGTTAATTTAATTCTGGATTGTAAAAACAGCATTGCATCTTCAAAGCCTGTGAAAGCCGTTGTTATTCTTTTGCCTAACAATACCAAAGGAAGCGTGAAAGCTGCGGACATTTTAAGTCCTGCGGTCTGCATCTGTTGTCCTACGCGATTCATTCTTGATTGTGCTTTTCTCAGAGCAGATTCGTCAATCCTGAATCCGATTTTATTCACTAATTCTCTAACGACCATGGGCTTTGCCTTCTCTTTTTATTCTTTCTTCTTCCTTTTTTTCCACATCTTCCTTAATGTCAAGTATCGCATTTGCTTGAGCCATCTCATCATAATCATAGCATGTTTTCAATTCCTCCCAAGTTGCGATACCATTAACTATAAGCCTCCAAGCAAACCATTTTTCAGTTAATTCTGGATCGATTCTTTTTCCGATGTATTCGGAGTATTGGTCATTTTTTGTATTATGTTTTGCCTTGCGATCGCTTCTCCAATACTCCTGTTTCCGAAAAAACGATTAGCATCCACAACAAATAATAAGACTTTATATAGTGTCATGTAGTTTGCTGCGAACTCCATATCGATTGTTTCTTTTTTTAATACCTTTCCATCATATTGAACATATTCTAAAAGGTCTATTATTAAATCGATCACTCCGGGCTGGGCAAGGTTTTCAGTTAATCCAAGTAAAGCGTTTCCAACCTCATTCATATTAACATCAATATCCAGCAATGAGCTTCCAGTTTTTATTCCTTTCACCATACCAGAAAAGGCAGGCCCTAATAATTTCAGGAGCCTGCCTTTAAGTTCTAATCCCTTGAGCGCCATAAAGGCTGTGACTTCAACCTTATGCCCGTCAATATCTTTTTTTTCCGATCTTAACATTCCCGCCATTTTTATTCTCCCGCTTTAAATGTTAAACTGAGGGTTCTACATCTGCATTTCCTGCGACAGCCATAATTAAATCAGCGCAATCAATAGTCCATTCCCTGTTTTCGATTTCCTTAGAACCTACAACATCGGCAGGCTTTCTTACCCATGCATGGCCGGCCGCACATACAGTTCTTCCGGAATTGTCCTTTATTATAATGGGCAAAACGCCAACATTTGTAAGCTCATCAGCTTCAAGAAAAGCAAAAAGCACATCATTTGATCCGCTTGTTTGCTGTAAGGTGATTACTACCACTCCGCGTTTATCGTTGGATTTTGATCTGCTAACTAATCCATCCGCCCCACTAACGGCAGTGAATGAATCTTCCGCCCTTGAAACATTGATGAATTCGCCATCAGCATATCCCGACATAGGAACACCGCCAACTATTAAGGCGAATTGTGCTGGATCGTATGTTTTCATTTTTCCATCTCCTTATTTTATATGTTATACTGATATCGTTCCCCGAATTATTGTTTTATGTATTGCGCCAGCAAGCTCGGCCGTGAATGTCACATCCGGTAGAGTTCTCGCGGCCTTGTCTACACTCGAAACATCCTTAACAAGAGGAACAGTCACAGTAGGAGCAGGATCATCTTTTAATCCACCTCTGTCAATACCTTGCTGCAATTGGGCTTTGATTTCTCCCTCTATAATTGCCACTCCCTTATCCGTGAAAGGTATCTTAGGCAGGTTTGTCATGCGGCTGAATATCCTTTCAGTCATTCTCGCCTGCAACCAATCAATGAAAACAACAACATCAACAAATTGCGGTTTGGCCATTGTACCGTTTTCTATGATGTTCACTCCGCCGACTTCTGTGTATGTATTGCAATTCTTAGCAAGCGCATTTGCCTTTTCTGTGTCATTCAATACATCGACTGTCACGCTTGAAATGGTTTTGAATTTAAGCGTGTATGATCCCGGATCATTAGGCATTATCTGACCCATTGAACCAGCATCCAGATATTCTGTGGCTGCCGTTGCACTGTAAAAGCAAGCCGTTCTTTCGTATGCCAAATCTTTAAGCTGTTTCGGAAGGGAACCGGTATCTGCTGCCAATGTGGTATTAATGATTTCACTATCAGATGAAGCCGTGAAGAAAATCTTTTTCTTAGTTTCAATCCATGCAGCAAGGAGAAGAACCGTAGCCTCTGTCCTGTCTGTAAGAATCACTCCATAAAAAGCATCGGATATATTGACAATCGCATCCATAGTATCGCCAATGGCTTCTGTAACCGTGAAAGCTGGAACAGTGATATAATCACCTACCTTTAAGCTCCATGCGGTACCTGCCACGTCATGCGATACAGTGAAGTTTCCCCCTGATCCATCTGTCGCATCAACAGGTTCAGAGCCTGCATCTATCGCAGCCACAAGACCGGTTGCAATGCTTGTCACGGTTGCTCCTACACCAGATGTATATGTGAGCTTTGTACCATTAACATATACATCATAGTCAGTTGAATCATGGGCTTCTGAAACGGTTATGGTTACAGGATCATCGACTTTGCGTCTTCCGACTGCCACCTGTGTTGGTTGTGGACTCTGTGCGAAAAGGTCGCTTGCTGCTATGTATTCCTTGTCAGTAGATTCAAAATCATCAGCCATAGCAGTTAGGGAAGAATAAAATTTGATCCTCTCATTGAATCTCTTATGAGAACCAACGATTAAACAGGTACCAAATCCCGCTCTGGAGACCGTTCCGGCCTGCAGGGAGATTTGGACATCAACGATATCAGTGATAGGCATATATGCCTCCTTTTTTTGGTTATGTTGCGTCTATTGTGAATGTATCTGATAGAACAGTTTGTTCATTTTGTTCGTATGTTGCCTCCATATCTTTAACGATTGCAATATAGCCCGGTTCGTCTGTGCTTTCCTGTGCGATACGGAAAAGCAAATCCATTCCCCGGCGTTCTTGATATTCTGTATCTTGCAAAAAATTCAAATTCTGTATAGGAAAAGAATCTACAAAGACAATCCCGCCATCTCGCAATGTTTGCAGAACACTATCTTTATTTAATGCCATGCGTATATTTTCAAATGCTGTCAATGCCTGATACGGAGTAGTGCCGTCATGGGTCATGCTTAAAGTAAATTCCCTATTGCCAGTTATTTTATTATCTCCAGACCCATCCGGACGACCTATATAATCATGCCCAATTTTAACAAAAGGTAGCATCGCAATCGTTATATAGGGCTTTGCTGGTTGCGGAGCGTTCTGATCTGTCCATATAGTCATGACGTTCGGGCTGTTATCATATACAAAAGCTCTCAAGCTATTTTGCAATGTCTGGAAATTTATCACTTTCTTATTTCCTCTATCTTTGTTGTTTCCACTTTGGTATCATTTTTTTTCATTCCAAAATAGGTCATTAATAATGAAAGTATTGCGAATCCTAAAAATAGAAAGCTGTAAATCGTATTTTTACACGGCATTTTCAATTCAATTTCCTGTATTTTTTCTTCATTGTCATTCAGCCGGTCTTCATGCCTTTCAAAAGCTTTGTTTCCGCTCTTTAATCTTTGCTCTGTCGCGCTTTGAAAATCCTTCAAGTCATCAACTTTTTTTTCAATATTTTTAAGAGTATCACCCATATTAATTTGGTTCTGTTTTATCTCTCCCAGCATTTGGCTATATGGATCAATAGGTGGCATTTTCATATCCTCATTCATATTAATACAGCAATAGTTTTATAATGGCTTATGATATTATTCTGCCAAGAACCACATGACAGAACTTCAAAATTCTTTCCATTTATTGCGACTATATCTGCGTTTTTTCCATCTTTGTCGCTCGCTGGATTTAGTTTTGTATCCGAATATATTCTAAAAGCTTCTTTTTCACGCCGGGCTTCTGGAAGCATTTCCATTTCCCGAGGCGTAAGAGGCTGAACGCTCGCTTTAATATTAAAAGTTGATTTTGCACTTTCAATCCATCTCCCGTTTGCATCATAATTACCCGCACCGTTGACTCTGCTTACAGTCAATGTAAAATTTCTTAACCCGCTCATATTATCCTTTTATAACTTCAATATGTTGTATGCTTTGCTTCATCTGGCCGGTATCAACAAGGGGATTTTTAGAGCCTTTTCGGTCAATCGTGGATTGTGCAAGCGGAGGGGATTTTATCTTATTTATTTTAGCGATTGTTTTTCCTGTAAGCCATTCTCCAATCACGCCAAGTGCTTTTTCAATAGTTGTTGAACCTCTTATAAATTTATCGTATTGCTTTTCCAGCATCGCTTGAAGTTGGCTCTTTGTCTCATCATAGGTTGTCCGCATGAAAGGTCTTGCAGGAATATTCCTGTTCGGAGCGCCAAATTCGTGAACCGCTCCGACAATAATAAGCTCCGACATATCGGTTGCTTCTTCATGGCCACTTCCAATTTTATCGCCTGCATTTACTTCTCCATCGTCTGGCAAACCTACCTTCGTATAGCTGTCTCCCGCTTTTTGGAGTTCCGTTTTTATGCGATTCCAACCTCTGTCTATTATAATAAGATTTTTCATTCAAATCGTTCTGTTCCTCGCGCTCATTATTAACCCATCTCTCAAGGCTTTCAATTGTAATCCCCATGTAGTCTGGTCAAGGTAATGTGAAGTCTTTGAACTCGTAGTTCCATATGACCTTGCCAGATCACCCTCTTTCTCAGATTTAATTGAACCAGCTGCGGCGGCAGCCCCCCGGTTCTCCAGAGCTAACCAATGGAGAACCAGAAGGGCTATCGCATCATTTCTCTGCGTGTCATATATTGTGCCAGTTTGTGCATCAGCAAGTATGATTAAATTGTCCACCCGGGCATCAATAACGACATCCGGGTTTCTGGCTGCAATAATTTGACTGACGGTCATGCTAATTCCTTAATCCTTTTCTTGATCGCCTTTTTCACTGTTTTACGGTCTTCTGTCTCAAGCATCTGTTCAAGTTGTGCAACATCCTCAACCTGATCAATCACATCGCAAGCGTCTCCGACATTCATTTCTGATATGTCATCAGTCTCGCCATCATTATTATTCACTTCGCTTTGAGCTGGTTTTGTTTCAGGTGCTTTTGCTGCCTTATTCTTCTCCTTAGGAGTTTCATCCGCAGCAACAACACCATTAAGTCGAGGATGAGGCTTGACAGTCTTTTTGGGAGTTTCGTCCCTTAATTCAATCAAGCCAATTGCAATTTTTTCCTGAACGAATGCATCGTTCCTGAAAGCTTCTTCTTTTTCCTTGGGAATCGCATTGTCCTCCCCCGGAAAAATGAAGATGCCTTGAATCTTTGTGAGACTCGCTTTTTTCCATCGCAGTATCATATTACCTCCCGCTGGTTAGATACCTTCTTTGATATTAATTGAAAGAGGATAATAAATTATCACTCCTCCGATTCTCGAATGACAATCAACAACGAACTCAAGACCACGCTTTTCAACAGGGAGCTGCTCGAAAGGCTGTGGAAGTTCAAGAGTGAGATGATCAGGGCTTTTCACGTAAACCATGAAAATGTCGATTGGTCCCGCTCCGCCCGACGGTTTCGGATTAACCGCACCCATCTGAATGACAGGTTCGATTGTCATGCCCGGATTGTTTCTAAGGAAAAATTCCTTTACTGTCGTATCCGTTCCAGTGCTCATTCTGGTATTGCTTATAAGACCGAAATGATCATAGTCCATGAGCATTGTATCAGGTACTTCTACGCCATTGGTTGTACTGATAACATCCTGCCGGGCATCGCTCATGTCCTTGACAATTTCTGTAGGGGTTTTCACATTCGCTGGAGTTCCCGCATTAATCCAAAGCGTATGTCCAGAGCTTGCTCCTGCACCAACCGCAGAACTCGGTATGTTTGGATTATAAAGCAATCCAACGAGTCCGCCGTTTATATTGTCAGCAGCATAGGCACTCCATGCGATACGCTCAACCTTCTGGTCATTACCTCTACGGGCTGCATTCGCTTTTCTCTGTGTAAGAGGTTTACCAGCCATCTGAGCTTCTCGGATTTCCTGCAAGTTATAGCCGTATGATCCGCCGAGCGATTTCACATCGACTGTGAACTGTTCACCTTTTACGTCTGCTCGAGGCAGATCGTTGCCATAGTTCGATATGACTTTGAAAATCCCAACCGTGTCATATTGCTCATATGTTATAGATGCCGCTCCACTCCCTGCATCTGTCGAAACGGGAATTAGGCGTGTGGCCTTTAACTCTGGATATTTTACATCGTAACTTCTAGCCTTGATAAATTCCAATTCACGGGCGAAAAACGCCGACTCATTGGCATCAAGAACCGGGGTTTGTATTAAATCTTTAGGCATTTTGAATTTCCTCCGTATGGTTTAAGGTTATGGAATATTGATTTCTACTTTTGCGATCCCCGCGTCAGAGGTTGCACTACGAAACTTCGCAGTGGCTATCTGCACATTCGGGCTTGAGCTGTCATCTGTGAGCTTGCCTTTGTCTGCACCTGTTATGATGACGTAGACATCAGCATTCTCAACAACGGCATCCGCAACCTCAGCCCATACTACTATCTGGCGACCTACACTCACAGCATCATACTGAACATAACCTGTCGCGCTGAAAGAGGAAGAACCTGCCACCGGCAAAGTTCTGTTCCTTATTTGGCTATGAACAGCTATACCACGCATCACGTCAGAGGAAGTCCCGGTTATGCTGGTAATGGTCATATTGCCTGTAATGCCTGTGACATCCATTGTGATTGTAAGCTCAACATCATTGGCAGCCACAACCGTGATTGTGTGTGCCACTGAGGAATAAGTGGCTGTCAATACTGTGGCAAGCGCCTGTATGCTGGCAGCAAGAGCGGTCATTGTAACATCTTTACTGGTATCAAATGATTCTGTAACATCGGTTCCATTCACAGTAGCTACAATGTCGCCAGCTGTAAACGTCCCTGCGTCATCCAGTATGACAACGTTATTAACATGAGCAAGCCGACAGGCACTAGTCGGATTTGCCTGGCTTCGAGCGATACCGAAGCCGAAGCTTATCGCCTCCAAAGCCTGCATGCTTTCTATTCTGTGGAACCCATCGTCTGCAATCAATCCGGCAAAAGCTTCCGACTGATTCTGCGGATAAGATAATTGTGGCATTTTTTAGCCCTCCAAGTTTAAGTTAATATTTATTTCTTCTCTTCGTTTTTGTATGCTGATTTCATATCATCAACCATTTTTTTTCTGCTTTCATCAGCATCTAAGATTTCCGTTTTATTGCCTTTATTATCAGTGGCATCGCCGATCTGTTTCTTCTGTTGCTTTGTGCCATTGTCATTGGAGTCGTTATTTTCAAGGACAGCTTCAAAGCGTGCATCAACATAGTCGTCTGATTTTTCGTCAAGCTTGAGGTCTTTATGCACCTTATTGATTGCCATTACCTTTATTTCACGGTCGGTTTTGTCGGAAATTTCCTTCAATTCCTTTTCGTCAAAAAGCTTTGCGACTTTGCCAACCAAATCAATGCGAGCTTGTACAGCATCATTGATTTCCTTGCTGTGATCCTTTTTCTCAAGCTCATCGATTTTGGCTTTTTTCTCATCTCGGTCGGCAGTGATTTTCTCAACCTCCTTTTGATTATCTTCAAGCTTTTTCGTAAGGTCTGCATTGTCCTTCTCAAATTTGGTCAGCCGGTTGATTACTTCCTGAGCTGATTCATAGGACACACCGTCAATGATTATGTTAGGCATCTTTCGCCCTCCTTTTGAATTATGGTTAATTGGATTAACTTCCGCTTCATCTATATACAATCGAACTGCACTTCCCGCTCTTGCAGAATCGACAATTGCTAAATGATTGTATTTGAAATTTTTCATTATGCCGTCATACTTTTGACCACGCCAAATTCCGGGTATCATATATTCGTCCGCATAATAACCTAATGAAAGCTCTTTTTTTCCTTTCTTTATTGTTTGGATTGAATCTTCTCGGTTAACGACAACAGGCGAAAAAACATAATTATCATCATGAGTGATATTCTCCCCTGTGGAACCGATTTGCAAATCCTTTGAATTTTTAGCGTCTACAAATTTATTAGGATGCCCGTTAGTAATAGGAATCATTTTCATTGTATCAAGCGACTGCCTATCGAATACATCATCGGCAAGTCGCAGCATATTCTTAGGTGTTCCATCTAAATTGCGATATTTAAATATGCCTATTCTTGTTACAGGAGCGGCATCAACTCTTAAAAATCCCTCTTTCGTGATTACTGCTTTCGGTATTGCAGAGCGGTCATAATGCTCTACGGTTTTGAATTCTTTATCATCAAAAAATTCCTTATTAAATATAGCAATATTATCTATGCTATCTGTATTTCCTTCGCCAGCTTTCATAAAACTTATCGCGGTAAAATCATGCTCTTTCAACCATGCTTCTGATTGTTCAGGCGTGAACTTATCTTTGGGAAATTTAATTGAATGAACTTCCGATTTGCCTCCTTTTATCCCGAATACCACAACGATTCCGCCTGGAAATTTATCATCATTCCACGCATAATTATCGTAATCGGCCTTTGTTAATCTGGCAGAATGATATTTAGCATACCTTCTCGGCCTGTCTTCTGGCATATCAGATCCTTTCCTTATTCAATGTAGAAATCAGCCGTTATCGTTCCGCTCTTTGCTGCTCCTGCAATGTTTTTCACTCTTACCATGTAATTCGTATCTACTTTTAAAAGCCATTCAAAACGGCCTTGATTATTGCCCCCTGATGCATTTGGTCCGGAAGCACCGGGAATGACTGTCTTTGAAATACTTGTGCCATCATCTGTTATTGTGGGAGTATGGAAGGCTGTCGCTCCTGATGCTGTGGTAGAACTTCTCTTGCGGTTATATACCGTGATTTCTGTTCCATCTGCCGAAACCGTCGTTCCTTCAAATACATCGACAATCGCATTACCTTCAAAATTAATGGCAAACACAGCATGCAATTCTGAAACATCTGTATTTTTAATGAGGAAATTATACTCTGCATCGTCAGCTAAATCTTCCTTGTAAGTGCTAGCTATAAAAGCCTTCCCCTCGTGAATCTTAGAATGCTCAGTGTCTATTGTTCTAAGGCATGAGCTTTCGATATCAAGAACCGATTCATCTGTTTTAGAACCATCATTCTGTTTGTAATTGACTGCCATTTCTACCTCCATAAAAAAAGCCCTCACATCTGTAGACATGAGGGCAAATGCTTCCGGTATGTTTCTCCGGGCAATTATGCCATCTATTTAATAAATAGATTTATTTTAGGCTTTTTGCAAATTTTTTTTAAAGTCTGCATCCCTTTGCTTTATTTCAAGGATACAATTCCCGATGCCTCCATCTCGCATATCGAGTTGAAAAGTTAATTGTCCGGTGAATTTGTTTGCTGCATATTTACCAACGCATTGTATTATTTTTTGACTGATTTCCCGCAAATTTAAAGTCATACTGATAGTAACTCCTCTGTAAATACTGGTTCCGCAGTGCATCTACAATTTATATCTTCGCCCGGATGTCCTGTATCCGCTGGCGGATTGTTCCATGAAAATGTTTCACCTTCCTTTTCCATATGGGAAGGTCGTACCCGCTCATCTAAGCTGGTTCGCCAGATATATTTTTGGATGCCTAATCCTTCTTGCCTGTTTTTGGTTATTTGAGAATTGAGCTTTGAAACCTGATCCCGGGCAATTAATGCAGACCTTTTTCGTAGATTCACAGCTCTGAATCCGCTCTTTGCTGCTTTTGTGGGCTCTATTTTTACTATTTCATATTTTCTGCGGATTTCCTTTGCGATAGTCTCATGCCTGAATCCGCCTTTAATTCCTCGCTGGACAGTTCCTTCAAGGTCTGATATATATTGCTGCGGAATTGATTTTATGAGTGCGGCATTTTCCCTTGAAAATGATTGAAGCAGGTCATTCATCCAAGGTTCTCTTTGATAGTATTCAACTCCCATTACTCCACGCATTATCTTTCGCCACTCCTTATCATTCCAATCGCTAGTATATTGACCTATTTCCATTGCCATTAGTTCAGGATTTGGAATAGGATTGTTTGCTGTTATATTCATTTGCAATGTATTAACAAGCCTGTCTGCATTCTCAGCCCAGCCATCTGTGAATAAGGAATCATATTTTGCCAATGTTGAATTATATTCCGAAACAAGACTTTCAAGATGCGGAATAATTATCTGTTCTGTTTGTTTTTGTATTACATTAATTAATTCTAAGAGCCTTTGATAATACTGCCTTTCAATGGATGTTGGATGAAGCTGTTTTGGAGGCCTTTTGCGAAATGTCTTTTTGATGTTGCCCATTAATTCACGCCTACGCATGATTTTATTTTGAATAATATCTTCTGCTGCATCCCTGTAACCTGCCGCAAAAATAGCCTTCATTTGCTTTTCTGCTTTTGCCTTTGCCCCTGCCCCTACATAACAGAATCCGGATTTTCCCCATTTATATCCAAGCTTTCCGTTTTTATGGCATCGCATTATTGGCATTTGATTATCCCTTCCCGGAATAGCTATGACACATCATAAGAGGTTTTTTCACTCCCTCTTTTCCTTCATCTTGCATTATATTCATAAATGTAAAATGAGGAAATGTTGTGCAATATAAATGGTCATTAAATACACAGTCAGTTAGAACGCAACTGCATGAGGTTTTTTTCTTAACAGTATCATTCTTGTTTAATAGAGATATATCAATCGGCATTATTCCGCTCCGCCAGTTGGTGTTTCTTCTTCTACAGACTTTCTTCGAGCCTTTAGGTCTTCTTCCTCAAGTATTGTCTCAGTGGAATATTCCGCTCCCCCGAATCTATTTATAGCCACCTCCTCTGGAGTCAATACACTATTTTCGATATATATCTTATCAGATTCTGCTACTTTTTTTCTTGTTTCTGCCTGTTCATCTTCTGTTGGTTGCCAGAGTGGTAAGTATTCAACACTCCAATCGTCATTCACCATTCCCTTTGTTGGACCTTCTTTGGATTTCTGAATGAGGTATAAAAGCCTTTCATCAACTGGCAATAATTTTTCTTCCTGCTCTGCTGCAATACTGTCATACCAAAAACGGATATCCGTCTCACCCTTGCTTGCGAGCCCTTTTGTGCTTTGACCAAATAACAAAGTGAGAGGTTCTCCGGTAACACAGCTCAAAGCCGTTTGGAATGAATGCATAATATCTGCTATGCCAGCCACTGATGAGGTCTGTTTTTGAAATGTTTCCCTTTCATCTAATAAGCGTGTGTTGATAATATGCTTAGATAAATCAAGAAGCTCTAATCTGGTTTTTATGATATCCTCTTGTCCGGCTGCAATCATGTCCTGCAGGTTGCTCATGCTTAATGTTGACGTGACAAAATCATCCATTATGTTTTCAACATTGCCATATAAAACGGATAGTCTTTTTATGGCGTATTGAGTAGCCTGATAGAATGATAATCCCCAATTGTTATTTGTACGTTTTTCTTCCTCTGGAATATCAATGCCGTCTATAATTAAACATCTGCTGCAATGAACATCAAAAAATGTTCCCAATGTCGCCGGAGAAACCCGATAAAAAATGACTTCACCATAGGTTTCGCTATCTGGATTCATATCAATACCTATAGTTCGATCAACTTGCCATCTGTGATATACTTTTATTTGTTCAATCTTTCTGATGTTGTTTTCGTTTAATGGTTGCTCTAAATCATCATTGCCATCGTCAATAATCATAACACCTAATCCGCCGCCGAATATTTTAGACCATTTAAGCATACGTCTGACTTGAATATCGAATTTCTTTTTTTTGTAATACTTTAATATCAATCCATCGGTATCCCCCTCAATCTTGAAGCCTCTGCGTGTCATTTCACGCACCATTAATTCTACCGTTCTTCTTGCAAATCCATCGCTCATATAAAGAGAATATTGATCCTCTTTAGTCATAAGTTGACCGCGATAATGAGTTGTTGATTTGGTTTTGTCTCTGCCTCTTATTCCAAATCCTGTCAGCAAATTTGCCCAGCCATCATTGAAAGATTTTACGCCTTGAACAATTTTTGATGCTAGACTATTTTTTGATGAATCAACTTTATTTATTTGCTGGATTTGGTTCATATTTCATTCTCCGGTTTAATTTATAATAATATTGACTATTTATGATCTTATGAAAAGAATATGGCTCAACACGTTTTTTATCCTCTGTTAATAAATTCCACCAATTCCGATATTCTGCCGAGACTAAGGTTCTTCCATCCCAATAACCACCAAGAAAACGACAAATATATTGCTCTTTCTTTTCTGCTTCCATATATCTATAAAATAGATTATTTCATATACTTGTCAATAAATCATAATCAACACCACTTATCCGGGCAAAGCACATGACAAGGGCATCTGCTCTATTTGGTGACCGGATTCCTTTTTTCTTTAATACTTCCTTACTTTCCATAATGATTTTTCCGTTGGGTTTGAATTTATATGTCTGCTGTGAGAGTTCCATTATAAGTTGGCCATCGTTTGGTATGCTTATTAATTCATAAGGCTTATATCTACGAATATTATTTCTGTTCTCATATGTTTTTCTGAATCGTTCTCTAAGCTCCCACCATAATTCAGCTTTTAAATTCATAAACATTTCGCTGTTTGGTTTGCCCGGAGCAAAATTCCCCGGATGCACCTTACCACCTGAATTAATGCCTCTTGCTATTACTGCCGATTTACCTTCCCGCTCTGCAATAGACCAGAATTCAGCCTTTACGCCTGCTCCAACTCCTACATTATCATAATTGCATAGCTTCACACCTCGCTGCTTTAATAGCCCGTATGCCCTGCGTGTCGTTTGTGCTGTATTACCGAGCTTCCAAGCGTCTACATGCTCAACCACTACTCCATGCCTGTCTATAAGGCAGTTCTCATCACCTCCCTCGTCTGCGACATCCAGAGCAGATATTTTCATTCCGCTTTTCGGCAGATTGTAATTGACTGCCGCTGCAACCCATTCGTGAGGTATTACAACCCTTTCCATGGTTGCGGCCGGATTAATGTCAATTTCTTGTGCGATAATGACTGGATCGAAAGAATATTCTTCGCATTTTTTCTTGTACCATGCATCATCTTTCCGGGGATCGTCCTTCCAGTGAAAAGTAAATACTGGTATTTTTCCGGACATACGTTTCTGGTAAAATGGATTGCCTGTGCCATTGTATGTGGACACATCAACCTGGACATTGGTATTCATAGATAATGCTGCTTCTACTTTCACAGGTCTTTCATAAAATGCAGATTCATCTTTGAAATATATCGACTTACGGCCTCCACGTCCCATCTGGTCGCCGCCCTCTCCTGTAATTGTTGAGCCATTTTGCGGATTCAATATCTTCAAATACGGGCAATGATCCTCAAGATTAAAATCCAAAGGCAGGAATTCTCGTGGCAGATATTTTATGAACCACCTTATTTTCTCAAATATGGTATCGGGATCCCCGAGTCTATCCATCTTGTCTACTTTGCTTGACCCAAAGCCTATCGCTCTGCCCGGATGGAATAGCCAAAGCCAAACAGCAAAAGCAATGCACAGCCATGTCAAACCCATATCCCTTGATTTCTCAACAAGGCAATTTTGCTGATCCTCCATGTTTTTTTTGAGCCAGTTTATATATTCAACTTGCCTGGGAAATAGAATAAAAGGAAGGAGAGCCTTTTTCCGGCGTGGATCGTATGTAATGCCCCAATCGTTTATGAAGTCAACAGGCTTGTCCTTATAATGCCAGACAAGCGTATTGTAATACTTATTATCTTCCCTGATGCGATTAAGCCTATCATTTCTTAATCGCCATATTGAGTTGTAATCCGGATTTTTCCAGTTTTTTATCAGCATTCACAATCTAAACCTTGCTTTCAACTAACTTAATGGCCTTTTCAACTGTATCAATCATTATAGTCTCTTCATCATTTACAGTGATATTAAACTCATCTTCAATAGCCATGAGAAGTTCTATCATATCAAGCGAATCCGCTCCAAGATCATTTTCGAAACGATCTGATAATTTAATGATTGTTTTATCAATACAAAGATAATTTGCAATTATTGTGATTAATTTTTTAGGTATATCAATCATTATTTTTTACGGTTCTAAGTTTGCCAGATATTCAGCCTGTGCATCATCCGGGCTCATAGGAACGCCGAACTGCAAGCCGACATTTTTAACATCCATTTTATGCTTTTCAACCCAGCCCTCCATGACCTGAAACCATAATTTTCTATCTGCTGGATGACCTCGCATCGCATGAGAAAATAATGCCATTATAACTTTATCAGTCAAAAGGCGAAAGCTGCTTTCCAGAGGTTTGAACTGTAATTTCTTGACATGCTTCCTTACCGTTTCATAAGAAAAACCTGTTTCCTGCATGAGCATTTTATATGTTGGTTTCTTTTTTCTATCAATCATTAATTTGTAATATGCTCCAGATATCACTTCATGATTAAACTCCCAATCCTTACGCATTTTTTCATCATTTAAATCAAGAACCTGTACCGCTTTGGCTTTAGGTTTCTTATTTACATACTTTTGAATACTTTTTTTTGATGCCTTTTTCCTATGTACGTTCTTCTTTTTGGGACGTGTTAATTTTTTCATATAACTATCCGCCTGTTATAATTTCTGCTCTATTATATCCTTCATTGTTTTTACTTCATCATTTCTTCGTTTTATTGTATTGATAATATTAGTACGCATTTTGCTTTTCACATCTGATATGAATAAATTCACTTCTGGATTATATTTAACTTTTATCATTCCAACATAAAAATCGTCTATATTAAATTTGCATATTATATCAGGAAATTTTGATATATTAAAATTAATAATAAAAGGAAAAATGATAGCAATTTTTCTCATCCATTCTTGTATTGTGATATCATGTTGTGTATTCATTTTAAACACCTTTTATCGGAATATTCACTCTGCCATTTAATAAATCTGTTTTCTTTAAAGGTGGTATTCTGTATTTAATTATATTTTTTCCCCATTTTCGCATAATAGCTTCACAATAATTTATTTCAATTTTTTGCGTTCTACTCGATACACTACCACCAGAATTATCGCCATGCTTACAATCATAAGCATATTTATTTATCCGTAATATTTTATTGTATCTATTCAACATTTGCAGGCTGAAATCATAATCTTGCTTCGTTCCTGTTCTTTCGTCATAATTCAAATCATGGTTTAAATGAGCTTGGAAAGGTCCCAAAATCGGTTGGGTTAATGAAAAAGGTTTATATTGCTGATAATTTCTTCTGTCTGTGTTTACATTAATCCCCCAAAATTTGCAACCAAATTGATAAGCAAGGTTAAATCCATTTATTATAAAATTATCTGCCTGCTCCGATGTTAAGGTTATTTTCTCAGTTGCCTTATAATGCTTATTTCTTTTTACCTTATACATTCCCTCAGTCATAACTATAGCCTTGACATCATCATCTAGCATCAATAAAGGCCTTTTAATATTGTTCATAATCCATATTCGTTTTTTAACACACAGCCCGTCATTTTTATCCGGTATAATTATCAATCTGTTTTTATCATAACAAGCCAAATATTCATTTTTCTGGGATTCGGGTATTACTATTTTAGCGGTTGGAAAATAATTATAACCAGCTACCCGGCCAGCTCTTTTATAACTCAATATGCAAATATTAACAAAATTCTGCGTCATCTATAATCCTATAATTTTTTATGTAATCATTCAACCCGCTTAACCTGCATGGACTCGGGCAATTTTTTTTGATTTTATTAAAATCCATTTTTTCCTTTTTGTTTAATATATCAATATCAAAAATGCTTCCGACCACTTTTTCCCACATTGAACAGCAATAGGATACCGTTCCATCATGTCTTATTGCTATTGTCGTCCAGTTAGCATAACATTGTTCATATTTATTAAATAAATAATTCCATTTGAAACTTACGTTTAATTTTCTATCCTCCAAATCTGCTAATTTTTTTAGCTCTTTTTTTATTTCCTGCAATTCATTTTTTTTATAATGATTAGTCACTGAATCAATTGGCCTAATACTTATGCAATCAATATCATATTTTTTAAAATAATCATAAAATTCAGACGCCATGCCGGGATATTGAGCCAGACATTGCAATACAATTTTGGTTTTTAAATTGGCCTTTATTAACTTTTTTAAATTAAAAACAACCTTATCAAAATAATCAGCTCCCTTTATTGTCTTATATTGCTTTTTATCCACAGAATCTATATTTATTTTTAACCAAGACGCGCCTCGAGGCTCTATATATTTCACCAAATTACTATTTATACCATAATTGATTTTTTCATTATGTAGGCGGCCAATAATCTTATAGAAATCAGGATTTAAGCCCGGTTCTCCCTGTCCAGAAAAAACCAAGCCCCTAACCTGCAATTTTATCAATCTTTTCAATACTAAATCAAATAATATATATGCCATATAATCATTATCTTTTATGCCATTCCGATGAAAACAATATGAGCACTTCAAATTACATTTTCGCGTTATTGATAATTGAGCAGTTATCGGCTTTCTGTTAAATATAATCCGCTCTTGATATATTTTTAATTTGCTCTCAGTTATCATTTTATTTTTTCAATCCAATCCTTGCCCTTTATTACTCTGCCGACTCCAACAGGTTGCCCTTTCCTTGGGATTAAATCCTTAACCTTTTTCAATCCAAATTTATCTAAGGCCACCTGCCAATCGAATGAATTATCAAAATATAATACGATATAATTATGCTCAAGTAATAACTCTTGTGAAAATTCAACTTCGGGATTTTCACTTGTTCCGCCTCCGCTTTCTCCCAACAATTCCTTTTTATCAAAACCCATATTTAACAATTCGTCAACTTCAAATAAATTCCCTAAAATATCATAATCGAATTCGCCTGTATTTTTATTGCTGCGGACATTATACTCCTTAACTTCTGAAGGAGTAAGCTTTCTATTAGGTATCCTTACATCAATCGTTTCGTTTCCCCTGCCTATAAGCTGCATTATCTTTAATCTTTGGTGGCCTGCAATGATGGTCTTATCTGTATTTACAGCAGGAATCTCTACAAGGTTGAATTTTTCAAGGCTTTTCCTTATTTCCTCCGCTTGCTTATTAGTAAGAATTCGAGGGTTATTAGGATATGGCATGAGGTCATTGATTTTGCGCTTTTCTGTTTTCCATGATAATTTATTTTTTTTCTGCATTTAAGCTCCTATTCCCAATATTTTGGCTTCGTCAATCGTAGAATGTTTTTTATCAGAAATTGCCCTTTCCATTTGCATACGGTTTAAGAACCTTTTCGTCCATGGCTGGTTTTTCCACCATCTTTTTATGATGCTGTTATTCATACGCCAGCTTCTTTTTTTGGCCGGGATATCAGATATAAAGTCATTCCCAAATAGATGAGCAAACCTTTTTAATATTATGGCAGTTCGCTTATTCATTTAACGTGCCCTCCACTCCCCTTTTTTTCCTGCTCCGGGTTCTGCGATTCAATGCATCAATAGCAGACTTCAACATGCAAATTGCGTGTTCATTTTCAGGATGTTTGAATTTTCCTTCCTGATAGAATTCCAGCCTGTCAATTGCCGCTTCGATTATTTCTTCAACAAAGGCACCATTGGGTTGAGACTTTTTCGGTATAGTATCAGATCGAACGGTAGGTTCAATATTTTTTAAAGGACCACGTTGCCATGCTATGCAAAAGCCTCTCCCGTATGTTTGTCCGCCTCCCGGGTTGCCTTCTGTGTCAAGCCAATGTTTTGACTGCAATGTTTTTTTCATGCTCCAGCCTCCTTCCTGAAAAAATTTTGGATATATTCAGAGCGGGAATAACCTAATGCAGCTTTCTTTTTATCCACAATTAGAACATGGGATTTTAAGACCCTGATATTGATTAGGATTTTTTCTTCATCGTCCGGTAGTTTCGGACGACCCCGCATTTTTTTTGGCATGTTATATGATTATTAATTTGGAAACATAATCAAGTATCTTGTGAGCAATAAAATATACCATTGCTCGCGCTCTTTTGTTTTCATGACAACAGAGCATTCTATATAAATCCATCTGCATACCCTTTTTAAAAAGGTATAATCCGAAAGCTTCTGCCATATCAGATACACTCCTTTCCTTCACCCATATTAGGGATATCCTTACCCGACAAGGTAATATTTTGAAATGTATGATATATGTTAAGGCAGCATTCATATTGATTAATTCTTATGGTTGACATTTTTCATTCCTTCTTCTATTAATATATTTCCTGTATTACAAAAAAGCAAATATTTGTATTACTAATATTTCAGCCGAATGCCCTTATTTCTTCCAAAGCCTGATTTTATAGCTGTCTCTTTCTTTCCTTCCAAGGAAGAAACCTACTATGAATATTATTATTGCTATCATGATATTAAAAATCAGCATATCAATTCCTTATATTTATCCCTATAATAAGAACTTATTTTTTCAAAATCAATTCCGTATTTTTCTTGAATAAATTTATTTCCCTTCCAGTGGACTTCGTTATGATGCTTTAAGCAAATAGGAACAGTCTGATAATCGCTGCATTTCTGGCCTTTGCCCTTTCCCTTTTTACCATAATGATGAGCCATTCCGCCGGGCTTATATCTTGGTACACATACAATGGGATAGCATATGCAGCAAGGCTCTTGAGCAAGCTGCTTTAAATATTCGGGATCCCTTTCGGGTTTATTTTTTGGAAAAAACATCCTTAATATAATTTTTAACCTTCACTTTATAGCATCCATAACAGAGCCTGAAAATTTTACCATAAAATTCAACGTCTCTTAGATCATTGGTTTGCCTTCCGCAATTTATGCAAATGGTATATATTGACATGATTCTCCTTTCAAGGCAGCTCTGGGCTAATCAGAGCTGCCTTAGTCTGACAATAGTTAAGTAAGATTTATATCATTTCTCCTTTCTCGGTTAAAGGTTGTAATATTTATTCTCCATAAATCCACCAACGAAACATCTCTTTTCCATCTTTCCAACGAAGAACCGACTTTTTACCTTGCTTTATTCTGTTTTCATATAGCTTGCAAAAAGCCTTTTCAAAAGCTCTTGCATATTTAGGATATCGAATTAACTCTTTTATTCTCATTTTTTTGCTTGCCTGTGGACAAAAAAGACACCCAAGCCTTTTAAAGCCTTCATCATATAGCTTGCAATAAGGCAGACTGTATTTACCTATAAAATACCAGATATCCGCATCAGTCCAATCAATTATCGGATGGACAAATTTTTTGCCTTTTCCTTTATAACAGCTTTCAACCATTTGTCTTTTTTCTCTTTGTCTGCTTTCATCCCATCGAATACCAACAAGACAAGTTCTGCCATTACCCGATTTCTCCTTTAATATTTCACAGCACCAACGAGATTGACGTAATGGAAAGCCTTTTGTTTGTAGTTTTTTTAAGAAAGGCTCTTGCCATGCTCTTTCAAACTTAACGTCTGGATGTTCTTGCCTTATAAATTTAACCAGCTCAGGCGGATCGATAGTAGTATTATTATAATGCGAATCATATTTAACATCAGCCATATTTGCCAATTCTTTTAGCACACAAGAATCCTTACCACCTGAAAAGCATAGATAATATCCTTCTGGCGGCTGGAAAGCCTGTAGCCTGTCTAATGTTTTATAGAGCTTTTCTTTATTCATTTCTCCTTTTTCGGTTAGGGTTGTTAATATTTTATTAATCTTATAATATCTCTTAATGCATAATATTCCGGATTGAATATTTGTGTTATGGTAAACCATACAAGAATAAAAGAAAAAAATGAAATAATACCCAACATCATAGTAGTAAATATATTTATGTTAAATTCATCCCAATCTTTTACTTTCCTTGCGCTAATGTAACATATTATACCTGATAATATAAAAACTACTAATGGAACAACCCCCTCTATTATCTTCTGCTTTACAACTATGGGATACACATAATCAGCTGATTGCCCAATACCTTTGCCTAATGCTATAATAGCATTTTCTACTTTTTCAACCAAAACTGTTACTGTTGAATCTTGCATTTTTCAATCCTTTCTGTTAAGGTTATGCTTGTTGTACGAAGAGACAGCTTTCCTTATTATTTCTTTGGCGCTGGTTTTATTCAGGTTTAATTACCTCACATTTTTTTGTTATTGTATCTATTGATACCGTTAAATATTCACCGTATTTCATCCACTCTTTACATGCTGATTCAATTTCTTCTTTCTTTTCTTCTTTCTCATCTTCATCTACTATATCTTCGATAGCATCGCTCACAGCATACATTAAAGCATCTGGGTCTTTCATTGTAATTTGTATTTTCATTTCCTATCCTTTTCTTAGCGCCAACTCTGTTTACGCTTCTCCGTGTACAACTTCCTTAGCCTGTTGGCGGTGCAAGTCTCTTATTGGCTGGTTAATATATCTATCCCACAAATATTCAAGCGTGGCTTTGCGCATCCTTGGGGTAGTAAACTCCATTCCGCGAACGCACGTTTTAAGACCTTTAAAATCAGGGTCAAGTTTTTTACTCATAAGCACCGCCTTTCATTTTTGTTGCGCATGGCATTTAACGTTCCCGCAAACGGGTGAAGTGTGGCGTGGCATTTGCGTATACGCCACTTTAACCTACTGCCATGCATGACGCACCATACCGCACTAAGTGACCACACATTTCACCCTTTGTTCTCACGCATGATGAAGTTGCGCTAAGACTGCATTCCATTTTTTATTCACATCATCAAAAACAGATTTTGGCAACTCAATAGCAAGACACATAACAGCTTTTGACATTTCAGAAATTTCTTCATACGCTGTATTGTTGGAATGTTGCGAAAGTTCCTCCAGTAGTGGCGCAACATCTTCCCATTTTACATACACATCATACTTACCTATAGCAGAATCATTCACTGGCAATATCAAAGCATCACCATCTATACAATATTTTTTTATTCGTTGTGCCATATAATTTCCTTTCGCAATTTACAA